TTTTAGTTACACTAGGTACTATCGTAGGGTTACCATCCTCTACAGTCAAAGTTGAACCAAATGATGATGTTGCTACTTGTCTTGTACTTCTACTATTATGACCAACCCAAACATATCCAGTTCTTAATGATGCGGTAACAGGTCCTAATATATCCAACGAACCTGTAATTTGTATATTATTTGTAGTTGCTACGATTGAACCAGTTGTTCTAAATATACCATCCGTTGTAGCAGTACCAGCAGCACCAAACGATGATGTTGCTACTAACGTAGTTACATTACCAGCCCCACCAACTAAAACATATCCTTGTCTTAACGATGATGTAAATGCTCCAGATGCTGAAAGATTTCCTCTAATTGTTAATAGAGTTCCATCAAATAATAAATTAGATTCTACAGTACCAGCTGTACCATTGTTTGATGTAATAACACCATTATCGGTTGTTCCACTTAAATTAAAAGTTGTCCCAGATGTACCAGAAGTTCCAGAGGTACCTGATGTACCACTACTACCCGCCACACCATTTATACCAGATGTTCCGGATGTACCGCTTGTTCCAGATGTACCGGATGTACCAGATGTACCACTACTGCCAGCCTCACCATTTATACCAGACGTTCCGGATGTACCGCTTGTTCCAGAAGAACCAAGTAAAGTACCATCCAACCCATTTACTCCGGAGGTTCCCGATGAACCAGATGTCCCAGATGTTCCCGAAGTACCAGATGTACCGCTAGTTCCAGATGTACCACTAGATCCTGATATACCAGATGTGCCAGATGTACCACTTGTACCACTTGTACCAGATGTTCCAGAAGTTCCAGATGTTCCAGATGTACCAGACGTTCCGGATGTTCCAGAAGTTCCAGATGAACCAGCTTGTCCAACTGCACCAACTGTGTTTATTGCCCAAGTAGAAGGAGAACCACTTCCACTTATTGAATCTATATCTGCCGCTAGGAGGCCATTACTACTATTATAAGAAGTTACAGTTACTGTCATTTTATTTGTAACTGTATTTGCTACAATCATTTGCTGACCCACTGTCCAAGATAATCCTAATCCAATTGTTATTGAAATACTATCACTTGTTGTTAAAGTATCTAAATTTAAAGTATTTGTAGATGTTGATGTGAATAAATCACCTTTAATACCGGATGTTCCAGAAGTACCAGAAGTACCACCACTACCTGTTGTTCCTTGTGCTCCACTTACTCCACTTGTACCAGATGTTCCGGAAGTACCAGATGTACCAGCTCCAATTTGAGATTGTAAAAAATCTAAATTGCCATCCATTTCAGCGGCAGTAAGTGGAGAGCCTTTACTTAATCTTTTAGTTAATGATAATGCCATATCCTTTATTTACTATTATAATTGTAATGTTGTAACAGTAAATATAACCGACTGGGAAAATAAACTATTTGTAATACTGCTTAAGTATTTCCTTTTTTATAGTAACCTCCGTAACAATAGATATTCCACTTAAATTATAAGTTCTATACGGATTAATAGGACCTCTAGCTATTGTGGATGGTTTTACAAATGATGAATACAATTGCTTTCCAGATCTATCCACCTTTACAAGCAACTCTTTTAAATGCTGAGCTTCATCAAATTGTTCATCATTTAGATTTTTTAGAAAAACTTTTTTTAACCATTTAAAGAACTTTTCAGGTTTCATTTCACTAATTTTTAAGCAAAATATTTGTTTTTCAAAAATACCAATTACAAAAACTAAAGATGTATTAGCACCAGACAATGTTTTTTTAACACCATCCGCATATTCGTAAGCCATTATTTTATAAATATTTCCCGGCTTTATCAAAGTTTTACTGACTTTATCTTCTTTTTGTATAAGATTTTTATATTGTAAAACGTATGGCATTATATTTTATTAAGTTTTGGTATTTGCATTTTAGAACTATTTAATTTAGGAACATTAAATGGAACAAGTTTAGGTTTAGACTTGATATTTGATTCTAATATTTCCGAAAACTTATCATGCATTTTATCTAATGTAAATTTAGATTTTGTATTTTCTTTCAATCCTTCGGATTGTTTTAAATAAATATCATAGTTTTTGTAAACATCATATAATTTATTAGCTGCATTTGAATAATTTACAGTAAACCACTGCGCCTCTTTCATAATGAATTGGTCAGATGCCGATTCATGTACTGCCGATAAAGAACCCTCTAATAATACTGCATGCTCTGGTGGTAAGAAATCCATATGTCCACTCCAACCACTAGCTATAATTGGTTTACCTGTCAAAGTAAACTCAGCCATAGGTCTACCATACCCTTCGCCTTTAGCAAATGATACCATTGCTTTAACTTTAGGATGGTGGTATAAGTTACTCATATCAGTTTCTTCCATATCACCATGTATCAAATATATAGATGGGCATTTATCACCAAATGGTTTTAATACATTTTCAATTTTTTCTCTAGTTCCTTCTCTATCAATTACACTAAACCCAGCATGAGATGTTTTAACAATTATACCAGGCTTTTTATCGGCGGGTAAATATTGGAATACCGTTGCTAATGTTTTGATTGCCATACCAATATCCTTCCTATCCTGCCCTAAATCTCCTTTCAACCAATGTCCTACAATTAAGAAATTAAAATCTTCTTTTACATTTGCCAATACATCCTTATTACTACCTTTAGAGAATATTTCAGTATCAACTCCTTCAAAAAGAACATGAATAGGTTTTGTAACTCTAAGTTCTCCAACTATTTGTCCTGATGCTTGGTCTTGTTGTTGATATACCGTACCACCAATATTTTGTTTTGTAAAATTAGATGGAACGATAATTAAATCCATTTTATTACAACCATCTATAAAATCTTTAGGCGCAATTGTAGTTTCAACACCAGCGGTAACACCAATATTGTATTCGCCCTTTGGTTCAAATTCATTTGCTACAGAAACCTGCATAAATACATCAGGTTTAAAGTTTAATTGAGGTATAACTCTTTCTAACATCCATCTACCAAAATCACTTTCACCATCAACTTGATTTTGTGGAGTGTTTCCCCAACGAAGTGGGATAATTTTGATATCGTACTTATCCATTTTTCGTAAAGATTTCATTAAATCTCTACAATGGTCTCCATAACCACTACGTGTAAATATAGGTCCTTGAAATACTAATGTTGGTTTCATTTTTATAACTTATTTAATTTTAAATACTTCGAATCTTTCTCTTGGTTTCCAATTTTCAAATGTTGATTCAATTCCATTTATTAATTGCTGACACATATTTGTATGTGTTAATCCCATCTCTCCTATAAATGCCTCTCTACCTATCAATCCATTTGCTTTACGGACTTCTTTTGGTGTGTTGTACATTTCCTCAATTGCTTCAGCAACTTCCTCTACATCAACTCTATCATCCCAAATGTAAGGTGTCGGAACTGAGCCTGCTAATGCTAATGCTCTACTCCATACAGGTCTAACCCAAGGACCAGGTTTAGCTTTTTGTTCCCATTTTCTCCACTCATGTAAAGAACCAATCTTAATGTAATCTTCGTGCGTTAATAACTTACCATCAACTTCAAATCCACATTGGTCTTGCAATCCACCAGTTACGTTTACAATAATAGGAGTTCCTGTCATTACTGATTCTGCCGTTGCTAATCCAAATCCTTCGTTGTTTGCTATGTTGATTGTTACATCTGCTATGTTATAAATAAGATTTAATTCTTCAACCGGTCTTCTTACATCTGAGAATATAATATTAACATCCGGAGCAACTGCATCAATTACTGCCGGTAAATCAGTTCCATTTTCATCAACAGGTTGTGTGTGCATTAATAATACACATTTATCTGCTTTTTCTTTACCAATCTTATCACAAAACTTTTTAAATGCTACGATAACATCAGCTGGTTGTTTCCTTCTAATGTTTCTATTACTCCAATATAATACGAAATCATATTCTTTATCTCCTAAAATTTGTTTACGGAATTCAGTTGAAACATCAGCTGGTTTATAGATATCAGTATTAATACCGTGTGGTACATAATCTACTTGCCAATCTGCCTTTGTTTTCCAAGTTGGTTTTGTATCTAAAGCTGATAATCTTTTAATGATACCATATGTTTGTCTAGAGATACAACCAATCCAATCACAACTTTCATAGAAGTTACGATTATATAATGGGTCTGGTAAATCATCCCAAATTGCGTAAAATAAAAGTGGAACATTCTGTCTGATTTCATGTTCAATATCATACAACCATGTCCAATAACGAGGGTCAGTAAAGTGTACAATTGCATCAGGCTTTTCTGCATTGATTAATTGTCTAATCAAATCAGCGTTACCATAACCATTCCAAGGTAAAATCTTTACATTAGCATCGGCGATACCATATCTTTCTTGGATATCTTGGCTAACATCTAAAACTTTTCCAGCTTCAGGGTGATTAATTGCGGCTCCTACTTGAAACCAATCGTATTTATGTGCCGTACCTAGCACCAATTCTTTTGACATTGTGGCGATACCACTTGCCATTCTTAAATCATCTGAAAGTAACAGAATCTTCTTTTTTGCCATAACTTATTTGTGTTGTTAAAATTGTGAACCTGAAATTTGTAATTTTAAGTATTCGTTCATTTCTTCTCTAAATTCTATATCGGTAACATACCTTTCTACTGTTCTATTTACCAGCTTTTGAAGTGTAACATCCGATGTAAAAGAAACTTTTTTGAAACTTGAATATACATCTTTTAGTATTTTCACTGTTGTCAGTTTTGTGTTTTCTTGATTCATCATTAATATATTTATATATATAAGTATAATGAATTTAAAAAAACATAAAATTTATTTTGTAGCCTTTTTATCACATATTCCTCTATTTCCAAACTCACAAAACTTACAATTCTTTTTAGCCGGACCCGGCACTTTAGGAAATTCTATATCTCTAAACTTACCCTCATCATCAAAAACTGCATTGATGAATGCCATAAACTCATCATATACTTTAGTAACCGATGGTGAACCATGTGCTGGGATGTGCTTTGATACATGTGGAATTGGGAATGCAGAATCTTCGGGTAACTTCCTACGAAGTATTTGATACTCCACTTTAATCTTTTGTAATGGGATATTAAATAATTCCGAATAATATTTCTTATATAAAAGAATTTGAGAGTTCTTCATCTTATCAGCTTTTTGATACTGATTCCATCCCATTGTAGATGTTTTAAGGTCAATGATAATAATTGAATTCTCAGCCACATCCCTTAATACGATATCTATGAATCCAATAAAGTGTACGCCTGTTTTAATAGTTGCGTTCAAAGGAATTTCAATGCCTACTAATTCATATCCACTCTTTGAATAAAATTTGTGCATGTGCTTATCCAACCATGCTAAGATTCTTCTACCATCACCATAAAATTCTTCTAATTCAATTTGAGTACAAGGAGTTCCTTCACTCATCTTTTCAGCTTCGGTTTTGTAAGCTTCTCTCATTCTTTCTAATAAGAGCTTATCTTTGTTGATTTCATCTGCTTGCTTTTTGGAAACACCATACATAACCGAAAGGTAATGTTGAATTGTTTCGTGCATAGCAGTTCCAAATATTGTATGTATATTAGATGAACTCTCACCTAACTTATCTATGTAATTTAACTTATATTGATGCGGGCAGCTACTCCACATTGAGTACTGCGAAAATGATACTTTTGCCATTATGTTTATTTATGTAAAGATACGAAAATTATCCCAATAAACCAAATTAAACTTTGAGTTTTAATTTAGTAATTTGCTTTGGGTCAGTACCATAATTCTCTGCGATTTCCTTTATGTGCATTTTACCGCTTGTAGTTTCATAAAGGATTTTAAGATATTCTTCTGATTCGGTTTCTGATACCTCATAGAATTGTGCAACTAATTTAACAATCCAATCTTCATACTTTTCAGATGAAGCTGGTTTCATATATTTTAGAAATGCTCTTGTCTTTGGAATCAATCCTATCAAACATAAGTACATCGCTTTAGGCGGTGCCTCCTGAATGTAAGGTTGTATATCTGCAATTAGTTCTACCCATTCAGTTTTCATAGAAAGAAAACGGAGTATCATATAGTTACTCCATGTCTTTTTATCACTTTCATCAAGTGTGTCCCAATACTTTGGGTCTTTCTTATCCGTAATTGCGTTTAGATGGTCGAATAATGTTTTAGCCATATTATGCTTCTTCTTCTACTTTTAAACCCGGAGGTAATAAATCATTTAATACTTCACCACAATCTCCACAAAGAAATAGTTCAACCGGCAGTACTTCATCTTTTGGTTTACCAGTTAATAACTTTGAAATCTTACGAAATCCAAACCCTTGTACAAAAACCTCACCACCACACTTCTTACATGCAATTGCTTCGGTTTTCTCTAATGAAATTGGTTTCTCTTCTTGTCCTCCTATTGGTTGTCCACCTGCTCCTAAAATGTTTGCCATTATATAATATTTAAAATTTGAATTAATGTTGCAGCTGCAATAATTTCTTTATCAATTGCTACTGCTGATTTACTTACACCATCTCCTAATAAAAGAATGATATTAGCTGTGTTTTCTCCACCATACTCATCTACCTTATCATATAACATTGTATATAAATCAGTAAAGTCCGTAACTTTAGAATCAATAAGAGCCTGTCTTACTTTCATATATTTGTTTCTCTTATCATCTTTTGAAGATAGGATGTCAATAATTTTATTTCTATAATCATTCTCTAATAGATTTTGTACATCTACTTTTAACTTACCTTTGATTGAGTTCAATTGGCAAGTATTAATAACCTTACGAATATCAGGATAAGCTGCGTCAATAATTGGAACTAAATCCTTAACTTCAAATTCCACTTCCTCATTCTTTAAGATTTTACTAATTTGCATAGCAACATCCTTTTTAGTTGGAGGTACAATTTGAAATGATTGACATCTACTTTGAATTGGGTCAATTACTTTCTCAACATAGTTACAAGTTAATATGAAACGGCAATGTGCTGAAAATGTTTCCATTAAGTTTCTTAGGATAGCTTGTGCGTTATGAGTCATATAATCAAACTCATCCAAAATGATAATCTTAAATGGCTTGAATCCCATTGAAGATGCAAAGTTAGTTACTTTATTTCTTACCGTATCCACATTGTTCTCCGAAGATGCGTTGATAATCATATAATCACATTCAATTGATTTTACAATTAGCTTTGCTAATGTAGTTTTACCAGTACCGGCTTTTCCGTACAAAAGTAAATGTGGAATTTCGCCTGTTTCTAAGTAACCTTCTACTTTTGATTTTAGATGTTCGTTACCTACATAATCAACAAGCTTTGATGGGCGATACTTCTCTACCCACAAATTATTATTTACCTTTTCTTCCGTTTGTTCTATAAACATATTTTATTTTTTATTTTCCAGTTGAACCAAATCCACCTTCACCTCTTTCAGTTTCAGATAAATCATTTACTTCTTTAAACTCAATCGGCGGATGTGGAATAATCATAATTTGTGCAATTCTATCTCCTACTTTATAATCATTCTCAGCAATTGAGTTTTGATTAACTTTATTAAATGTAGCTTGTAACTCTCCTCTATATCCGCTATCAACTACACCTACACAATTACTTAACATCAATCTAGTCTTTCTAACCGATGAACGAGGGAATATTAATCCTACGAAGCCGTTTGGAATTTCTAAAGCTAAACCAATACCATATGTAATTTGAGTATCGGTTTCTGATATAATTGATGTTGCTACTAAATCCATACCAGCATCACCATCTTTTGCATATGATGGGATTACTGCATTTTCATTAAGCTTCTTTATTCGTACTTTCATTTTCTAAATTTAATTTTAATTGTTGTTCTCTAAGTTGTCTACCAGCATCGCTTAATTCTCTAGCAAATAATTTAAATGATTTGCCATTTTTATGAGTGAAGGTAATATAAGAATTTTTTGTATTAGATACAGTAAATATTACTTTAGGTTCTTCATCTTTATTCATATCATCACCAGTCCAAGCAAATATTTGTGGTTCATCTTCATCAAACTGAAAACACCATTCACAATTTTCTAATTTTTCTTGTGTAAGTCCAATTGGTTCTAATTGAGTATTATCAATTACTTCTTCTACTTTTTTTGTTTTTTTACTTTTTGCCATAATTTTATTTTTATCTTCCTACTTCTGATAGATATTTAGCTTTCATTTCTTCCCAACTAATTCCAATAGCATCTATGTAGAATAAGTGTTCGGGTTTAATTCTTCCCTCATCATGTAGTTTTGTATATCTACTGATTGCATGTTTCTTCCACCATTTGTTGATGTACTCCGTACCTTGCTTAAACTTATCTTTAAGGATTAATTTATCTTCGGTAATTTCGTTTCTAAGATACTCACATCCGTTCTCATACATCATAGCCATATAAACACCTCTCTTAAATCCGTGATGATATTCAGTTGCCTTAATACCACACTCTTTAAAGATTTGTCCTAATATCTTTTGTTTGATACCACTAACAGGTCCGTTAGCTTCATATCCCATATTAGCACCATTACGAGCTCTTTCTCTAGTAATGTTTTCCAAATACCAATCATTTTTATTTTCCTTAATCCATTGATGCCAAGGGTCATAGAATTTATCATCCGGCTTTAAACTAATCTTACCAGCCGATTCACCCAATGTTTTGAAAAGTGGAATACCATTATATTGAGAGTGAATACCATACAAAGATGTTGTACCTACTGCAATCAATACGTTCTTATACTTTTCATTCCAATAGTTTCTAACTTCAGGTACAGTTGTCATCATAGCGATTAACTTACCACCTAAAAAGTTATAACCTAATGGCTGAGTACATACGATAGTAGAAGCGATAGTAGTGTTGTTTAATTTACCATCAACAAATTTATTATCCTTAGTCCAACCAATGAAGTTATCTCTAACTCCCATAGCGGTTACATCGGATGCTAATGAAATTTGTCCTAATAATTTTCCACTTACTCTATCCTTTACATTAATCTTTACATTACGACCAGGGTTTGCTGTAAAATCCATTGTGTGAATCATACGTCTTACCGCTGCCCATTTAGTAGATTCCTTCGGGTCATCAACAATCTCAACGTAAGGGTCTAACAATTCAATTTCTTTTATCGTTAGCTCCTTATTGTTGATATCAGTTGGTTTCCATTGGGTATCATAATAAGATGCTATTTGGGCTTTGGCCTGAATCATTGATGGTTCTTGCAACTCCACCCACTTTTTGTATAGTGTTTGTTCTTGCACAGACATTGTCATCAGATAGTCCATATTTTCTATTAACTTTTTCTTTTCAGATTCAAAGTCAAAGATAGGTTTTTGTGGTTCAGTATCCCAAAAGCTCATATTAATTATTTAATTTCTACTAAGTAATAGTTTGAAGTGTAATCTCCATCAGTAAATGATACATGTGATAATCCCTTAGATGAGATTTTCAATGAAGATGTTTTAGAACCTTTGTTAGCCATTAAGATAGCTTTCAAATATTTTGCTGAGAAAGCAATTGGTTCAATATCTTCTTTAGCGGTTGCATCAACACCAATAGAAATTCTATTTGAGTTAATTGATGAGTAACCTAAGATAATTTCAGCCTTACCACCTTTGATAGTAAATGTGAAAGTATCAGCGTCAGCTAATGCTCCTTTTGATTTGATGAACTTATTTACAAACTCATCATCCAAAGCAACTTCCGTATCAAATGGAGGTAATGCTTTTAAATCAGGTACTGCAGGAATCACCGATGGTGCTGCTAACATATATTGTACCTTTGTTTTCTTATCTGAGAATTTCAATGCACCGGTCACTTCTTCTACAGTGATAGCATCATCTAATACACTCAATAAGCTTTTTAATTGTGATGTAGTGTAAATACCAAATTCACCATTTGGAAATTCACCACCCACTACTGTAACATCACCTAATAAGGTTTTGTCATCTGAAATCATTCTTACCGATAAGTTCTTGTCATCGGATTTTACCATAACGGATTCAATCTCACCACCTAAGTTGTAACGATTTACGAAACCATCAAATTTGCCTTTGTTCATAATTGAAATTTTAATTTATGTTTTAATTTGTTATACAAATATACGAAAAATATCTGAAACTACCAAATATTTTAGAAAGAAAAGAATTGTTCTGCTGTCTTTTGTGAGGAAAGTACTGCGCCCCATCCTAAAGCCCCATAGAAGTCCTCCAGTTTCTTTAATAATTCCCTTTCGAAGATTTTATCATAATCGATATACGTCCTCACCAAATCCATTATTTCATCAGGGTCATCGTGTCCTTTGAACCCAACGGCATCTAATCCATATGGATTTTGTTTTAGATATACCCATTTAATCTTATCACCATCTCTCATTGGAGCGTGCTTAGCAGGGCATTTAAAGTAAACTAATAATTGGTTATGTGCAATTGCTGCTTTAACGTGTGCCGGAGTTCCACTATTAAATTGGAACATTGCTCTATTATCTTTTTTCTTTGGAATATATTTGGATAATTCTTTTACTGCTGAATTCTTAGCGATAGAAGTTACATCCATATTAACCAAATCCTTTTTGAAATCATATATCTTATCAGTTAATACCATTTCAGTTTCACCTTTAAGAATATCAATTAATACGCCACTCATAAAGTTACGGAATTGTGCGGGGTATGATGAACGAACTACGTCCAATCCTTTTACATCTAATCTATCGGTTGGAATACCATTCTCCGCAATAATCCATTGAGCGTATCGTTTCTTAGCAATCCAAATACCACTTCTACTTACGAATTCTTTTTTGATTTGGAATCTATGTTTATCTTTTGGTACATTGAATATTTTTTCAGCAAGAATATTATAAAAGTTATTTAAGAAATCTTGCGTTTCACCAGCAATACCATCCACTAATAAAGCAACTTCACTATCCGGCATTTCTTTCCAATTCTTATGCCTATGGTCTAATAGGGGAACTGCTGAAAAGAATACCGAATCCGTATCAATGTAAATGTTGTAATCATTTCCAGTTGTACCTAACTCTTTATTGTATTTAATGTTAGCCATCTCCGCAGTTGATTTAATTACCGTCTGACCTGTTAGTGTTACCGCCTCAGCGTTATCCACATCATAGAAACGGAATGCAGGTAATCCTAATACTCCATATAAAGAATTCAATAAGATTTTTTGTACCAACTGTCTTTTCTTATAGAATGCATATTTTTCTTTATCGCCTTCCTCACCATATCTTTTCTCTAACTTACGGAATTCAACCCTTTGGTCAAACCATAAATCTAAGATAGCTGGAATACAACCTACTTTATCAGTAGTATATAATACACCATTAGATGATACCGTATACTTACTTTCATCTAATAGCTTTCTTAAGTTTTCTTTTGTAATTGTTTTTTCACCAATAAAGAAAGTATCAATCTCACCTTTCATAAACTTTTGTGCATCCCAATTACTAATCTTTGCTACTTTAGTTTCTGGTGAAATGTTAGTTGTCATAATGATTGATGGATATAGTGAAGTTAAATCCAAGTCATATATCCAATCATACTTACCAACGATAGGTGCCTTCACATAAGCTCCAATAAATTTCTCTTGCTCATTATCTCTCAATGCTTGCATCATCTCTTGTCTATCCGCAGGTTTGTTAGGAGCTACAATGTTCTTTCTTTTAAGGTAACATAACATTGCACCTTCTAAGAACTTTGATGAATAAACGAAATCTTCATAAGGTACGTGTCCAGCGTGACAGATACCTCTACATAAATCTACAAATTGTAATTTACGTTCCATATCAACTACCAATTGTACATCCACCAAGTTATACTCAATAAACTTTTCAATATCGGTTTTAAATAACTCATCTAAATTGCCTGAATATTCTACCTTACCTCTACCTAATTCTTTCATAGCTACCGTATCCAAACGATAGTTATCCATCTCAACATAAGTGTATGATTTATATAAACCAATGTAATCTAAATAAGATACACCAGCCATAAAGAATCTCTTACGATATGGAGACCAGAAACATTCCCCAATAGGTGATAACCTATTAGCGTGCTTTACACCCAATATTCTTTTCATACGATTATAAAGGTATGGAGTATCGAAGTAGTCTATGTTCCAGCCAGTTACAATAGATGGATTAATATATTCGTATAGTGAAAGATATTTCATACACATATCCCTCTCATCTCTAAAAGGAATAACACTACGATTACCATTCTTACTTTCCTTCATCTTACCATCTTTGTCCATAATAAGAACCCAATAATGGTCAGTAGCTGAATCATGCAAACCTATCGCTGTAAGTTCGTTCTCTGCTTTCTCAACATCAGGCAACCCCGTATCCATTTCACACTCAATATCGTATGTTAAGATAACGTGTCCTTCCGATGGAATATCAGAATCGGTATATGTATCAACTAAAATACGTGTTGTTTCGGGTACATCAGATTCAAATAAATTCGGGTCATCTTTACTGAATTTAAAAATCTTACTTAATCGGTCACCATATAAAGAAGTATATTCTCCTCTCTCTGCTTTTTCATATGCGTACCTTGTATATGGAAATGAACGATAACCTAATTTGTCATCCCACAAGTGTACTAAATTTCTCTCTCTTTGGTAATATACGTTTTGATACATTTATTTATAAATATTATTTTTTTCTTTTATTAGCTACCTTTTTAGGTGCTGATTTAATAAGATTTCTTTTACTATAACTAGCATTTCCTTTTGCTGTTTGTGGTTTAATATTTCTCACATCATCAGTACCTCCATTAGCACGGGATGTATCATGTCCTCTAACCAAATTATTTTTTTTAGTAGGGTCAATTGTTTTACCAGCCAATGTTTTAAAATTACTAGCAACCCATACATCTATCTTTTTAGGCATTGTGGTAATGGTTGACACTATATGATTATGTTTTAAAGATTTGAAATCTTTTACAAATTCAGCAACTAGCATTTTCATTCTACCTCTAATAGAAGTACTATTAAAACCACCAGAACAATGACCATAATATCCGTGGTCTAAATGTTCAGGTTCAGAATCAGGTGTTGGTAGAAACCAAGACAATGAATTAAGTGTTTCGTTACCATCATCATCAACTAACCATTGTGCTCTCAATTTCGCATCAGTCTTAGCGTACCATACAAACATTTGTGAAGTAGAAAGTATAGAATGGACTGGAGTATTTTCGAAATGACTATACCAAAAGTTGTTTTTAGATTTTGGTGCGTTATCCAAAATATCTCTAAATTGAATATACCCTTGAATAAAAATTGGGTCAATCTTACTCTTATCATCGGTATAGTTATCCATAATTTCCAAAATATATTGTTTAACCAATTTACATATATTCTTAGATGGTACTGTTTCTCCTTGCTGTATAAATGCCTTACGCAAATCGTTAATAGTTGGAACCTGATGATTATGAACCCAATAAAGTATTTCTGCTACAAACAATTCAAACTCACTATAATCTTGCTTATACTTTGATTGTCTTAAAAACTTTATAAACCAAGCTTTAACCGGTCCATCATCTTCCAAATCAATAACAGAATGAATCCTATTTGTGTACACTTTACAAAATCTACCATTATACAATTCTTGCCATTCTTTCCATTTTTCATTTGAGTTGATACTGATTAGTACATTTGAAATATCATCCAAAGTACCTTGTAATAAAAAATTACAAATAATTTTTGTAGAAAAGAATCCACCTTGTTGAAAACTATCTAAATCGGTAAATAATTTGTTTGAAATATCTTCATAGTTCCCATTTTCATTTAAGACACTAACCAAATCTATTACATTTTCATCCGTAGATGCTAATGTAAAGTCTCCGTTTATATATGGAACAATAGAAACGTTTGTTCTTGTTTGTCCATCAAGATTAACTAATTGGAATCCATTTTCTTTTAAGAGAATCAATTCTTTTTCTATTTCATTATATTGTTCTATAATTTCAGGAATCTTTTTATCTCTCTCCTTTGCCTCAACTAAATTATTTAAAATTAAATCCAATGGAACAAATAAAAATGGAGTTGATTTACTTAAACCTTTCCAAAAGTCACGAATATAACTTTTAGATTTAGTCCATTCACCTGCTTTCCAAACTCTTTCAAGTAAAATTCTTTGTAAATGTGGAGAAAGGCTTGTTATTTTGTTATCACGCATTTTCTCATATAACCAAGCTATTTCAAATTCTGTTGTTTCTAATACAACTGCACCTTTTACAAAATCAATTCCATCTCTTTTAGATTCCTCATACAAAAGTTGTTCAGGAAGTTTAGTATATTCCCACCAATTTGTTTGAATCAATTCTTTAGTTTGCTTTTTAGCCATAATTTGTGTGTTTTAGGGTTTTAAATATTGTAATTGTTTACTATGTAAAGATACGAAAAATACCCGAAACTGCCAAACAATTATCGGGTATTTTATAACTCATTGATTATCAATTAGTTACCAATCCACTCATATCCATTTTTAGTGAATTTTATGTCAGGCATTTCCCTTAAAGCGTTCCTATAACCAGACCACTTAACTCTAACACCCCATCCCATATACTCAAGTATATCGAATTTATTGGTAACTTTTTTATCTTTAATAAAATCCTTAATCTTTAATAGAGATTCAGTTTCCTGCATTGTCTTTAATTCAAATACACTATCCCATCCATTAAACCATTTAGCTATTCTTTCGTTCCAAACCATATTCTTAGCTATTTCAGTTGTATCGTATTCAATTGGATTATCTAACATCTCATTAAATCTCTTAATGAAATCTGCTCTACCATCATAAAGATAAGGATATGGAGTTGATGCTACACTAACCATTTCAGGATAACATAAATCATTTGGAAGTAAATAAGGACATCCAACAGAGAAACCATCGGTAGTTGAAATACTCCAAGCTGAATATGTTTGAAATGTACCTACACCAAATTTCATTTTAGATAAGAAATCCATATATTCATTTCTACCTGTCAATTTAACTCTTTCATTCCAAGGCCTATCTATTTGTGCTAACGTTGTATATACTTTGAAATCTTGTCTTGTCTCCCAAATTTCATCAACACATTTAACAAACCATTCCCATCCCGTATATCCAGCGTCACGATGATTAAATACTACAGTCTTATCAGTATAATCGGATACGTTACGTGGATTAACTCTATCTACACCTAAATAATGTGGTTGAATAATCTTTTCTAATTTATCTAAAACATCCTGATTATAATGTTTAGCTGCATGTTTGATTGTTAATCTTTTTAACCACTCACTATTTACACCACACTCATCCATTTGCAATAATCCAGCTACACTACTATCTAACATATTTTTAGCGTATGGTGCATTTTCAGGAACTTCAAACCAATGTGAGTAACCTACAATCTTTGGCATAATGTTTGTATTATTAAAAACACAATTTGCTATTTGATTTGTGTGTTCTGGTAAGTGAGTATAAATGATATCCCAGTCATTACGTTTCCAATCAATGTACTTCATAAATTGAATTGAATCAAAGTGAGTACGCATCTGATTGATGTATGTTGGTAGTGTATAAATTCTTTGTTCTACATTTGGAAAGTTTAATGATTTCACAAATTCAGGAATAAGAATTGTAAAATGTATTTTTCTTCTTTCACTCAAAAAAGGAATAACTCTACGCAGTACTTCTACTAAAGAATCTGCTTCTAAATTATCTCTAAATGTGTAATTACCATAAACCAATACTTTATAATCGTATTGCTCCGTTTCGTACTTGTCTACTAAAAAATCAGTTATATCCATATTGTTGTTTTATTATTACCAAAAGTTTTCACTTCCTTCTGGTGTTTCGTATGTTGTTAAGTGATGAACTACTTCCGTATTATAACTAGCCGTATCTTTTGGATAAGGTCTAATCTCATGCTTCAATCGTTTCATCAAATCTTTTTTTTCTTTTTTATCTTGCGCAAGTATCTGAACATATCTATGCTTTGGTGGTTCTTCCCTTCTCCAAAACTCTTTATATCCTTGCTTACCGATTTCCATTTGTAAGTGTGCTAAGTTACCACTACCCCACATTGAAAATACAGTTCTACTATGAATCCATTGATACGGGTCTTTGTGTAATGATATACCCCAATTTGGCATCAATGCAATATCCGTAGATAATCCCTGATAAATCCAATTGGTTGCTTGGTATATTCCTCCTAAGTGAGCTTGTCCGTTATCGGCGTATGATAGTAATACTTTAATTGCTTTATCATGTTCCTTTAACCATTTGAAAGATTGTCCCAATGCAAATGATTCAATATTAGAACCATAACCATCATCACAATATAAACGGGTCAATTCTAAAATGTTATCTTTGGTTAATCCTTCACAAATAGAAGTTGATGCTTTTGCTCCAACAGGAAAACCATAGATTAAACAACCTATAAGTTTATCACCATCAAAGGTATTAGCATCTTCTGATTTGTAATATATTCCAATTGCGTATCTACAAGCTGTCCAAGCGTGAGTATAGTGCTTCTTAACAATAATATCTTTAGCGATACTCTTTGCTATTGGTGCTACATATACTTTAGATGTATCACAATAATTTTTACCTTCTACCTTCATTCTTTTTTGCTTGTTTTGCTTTTTCTAAAATAGATAAACTTCGTTCAGCCTTTGCCAATTTCTGTCTTTGTTTCAAATCTTTCACATAACCAGCAGGATATTTGTTTTCTACTGATATGGGTCCATTTGGGAATTTATCCAAATCGTATTTCCAAATTGATTCACATCCATCATCATCCTTATAGATGTGTTCAAATTTACGTGGTTTATCCTTAGCGTTTGGTTCTACTCTTGCCATAACATTACAAATATACGAAATTATTCTGAAACTACCAAATCTATCGGGTCCATTTTATGAACCTCATCAATAATATCCAACTCTACCTTTGGATATGGGAACACCTCATGTTTAAGCGATTTTAAGAGGGCTTTGCGTTCCTTCTTATCTTTGGTTAGAATATACACATATCGGTGCTTACGGGGTTCTCTTTTAATCCAGAATGGGCTTGTAACCATTGTCTGAATTATCTTTGGGTCATTCGTTCCGTACTTCACATAAGATGTCCGAGAATGATGCCATTCATCATCTTCACTCCATTTGAAAGACCAACTATCTGACCATCTGATTTTGTTACCCTGATATATCCAATTGGTAGCTTGATATACCGTTCCTAAGTGTCCAGCGTTTGGGTCTGAATATGATATGAGTGCTTTGATACGAGGTACATTGGTTCTTAACCATTCAAACGTTTGCCCAACGAACCAACTCTCAATGTTAGTACCATACCCATCAAATACAAATAGACGAGTTAATTCCAATACACCATCTCTAGGAAGTAATTCGGAAATAGATGCTCCTGCGTTTCTACCAACCGGGTCACCATAACAGGCAACTCCAACAAGTTGTTCATTCACTCCACTAAAAAATGAATGCTCATCATCGGATATATAAAATAATCCAATGGCATAGGATACCTTCGTCCATATTCCACTGTAATGGTTATTGACAATTATATCCTTTGCGATGTTTTTATTAATCTCTCTAATAGAAAATTTAGAGATATCACAATATTGTTTACCTTCTACTTTCATAAACTACCACTCCAAAATTGATTTAAGTGTGCCCAAGTTTTACGTTGAACTATCTTTAATACATTTGATGGTGATACCTTATTGTTACGAGCCATTACTTTGATATTACGATGACCCATTTTCCATAAGTCTCTAATGATTAAAACTTGCTCATCTGTCAGTTTTGCTGACGGGTGCTGCTGCCCTCTTAAAATTGCCATAAATGTAACCTTTATTTTTTATTATCCTATTGCTTCGTTGATAGCATTTGTGTATGCCATCTTAGATGATAACCCTTGAAATCTTTGAATAACTACACCATCTCTTTCAATTATTACTACTGGAATTGATGTTATATTATATTGTTGTGATTCTTCAGGTGAATTATCAACATCATATTCTATGAATGTTGCTTTACCTTGAAAATCATTTTTTAATCCTTCTAATACCGGTGCTAATGCTCTACAAGGACCACACCACACTGCTCCAAATTTTTTAACTGTTACCATCTTTTTTATTTTTATATTGTTCTTTTAATTCTGTATTTCCTTTTACGTGGTTTGGTTCATATGGACAATGGCGGCAGCCACTCCCACAGCAATCACCTCGTTCAATGTGATACTCAGGAGTGAAAACCACTTTACCATTTTCCAAATAATATAATTCTTTATCACTTTTCATTATTTTATTTCACATGCACCACCAGCACACGCTAATTCACCACTTAAGTCAGTCATATCTTCAATCTCAACTATCTTACTTAAATCAACATCGTTTAATGTTTTCATAAGTTCATCATATTTTTCTTTAGTACAATCTTCAAATGGTGCCTGAATGTATGTACCGCCGTCATACGGTAATACCGATAATCCATTGTAGAATTCTTTATTCTCCCACATCCACTCTCCAACTGCTTTCCACTCATGCTCTCTAATAGAAATTGTTGCTGATACGTTGTGAGTATTATTACCGCTTCTATGTCCCGGCTTAACCCACTCACTATGTACTTTTTTAACTCTCTCTAATAATTGAATAGGAGATTCAGTTCTAAAGATTGCAGTATCAGGTGCCTTTTGAGGAATACCAATTACTGCAGTATCATGCGGTCTGAAATATTCATCTTCTATTAATTCAGGATGATTTAATAATAAATGAGAATACATTGATTCGTTCTTACCAACTCTTACTCTACGAATATAGTAATCGTTATGCCAAGCATGAATACCAGATGAAGTTCCTAATGCTAAAGAAGTAGTTCCTGCCGGCTTAACCGTTGTACATCTTGCCGATGCGTTAATGCCTAATATTTCTGCTACTCTTTTGTTTTCTATTTTCACAACTTTTGCTGCTTCTTTCATATCCAATTTCAAAACTGCACCACTTCCGATTCCTGTCATTGAGATTCCTATTAAGGCATCCTTTTCAGTTGTTCTTTGCCATATAGGTCTTAAGTAATGAAAATCAGTATATCCAGCCTGTAATGTTCCTACGAATGATGCTGCTTTAACTCTAGCATTTAATTCCTCTTGAGTATCAACATCACTTACATTCACCTCACATAAATTACAGAATTGGAAAGGTCTTAATGCAATCTCACAACAAGGATTAGTTCCCCAATCTTTATCATTTGATAAGTAGATACCAGGCTCACCTGCTCCACTTGCTTCAATTCTTTTCCATAAGTCCATAAAATACTCTTTGGTAATTTTATGTCTCATTAATACTGCTGAGTTATTTGCTCTACCTCTTTGTGGATTTGTTTCCCACCATGCACCACTCTTACAACTAATCATTTGCTCGTCAGTTGCAGAAAATAATGCAATCAATGCTGCTCTACGGATACCACCTGCTAATACTGCATCAGCAATGTGACAAACCATATCATGCACTTCAATTGGTTTTA